TCGACAAAAGGGTTGTCTAGTACTGTTGAGCGTATATACGCGTTATACGCTGGCAGACGCTCTCCATTGACCCAAACATAGCCGTTCTGCCACTTCTGTACACGCCCGCCGCCTAGCTGGTGATATTTGTCATAAAATTCTTGACGCACAAATCCTGGTCCAGGGTTGCACGAGCTGCACACAGTGCCTGTAATTCCGTATTCTTTGTTCATCCAGCGGTTAACGCGAGAGGCTAATATGTCATAGGCCTTTTTACTCACTTCTCCAACCTCATCGATAAAAGCACCGGTTAATTCAAGAGAGCCCAGGCTTTCCATTTCAGGGTCAGATGGCTTGGCCGTAAGGTCCAAAAGAAGAAGAGAGGAGCCATTAACATATTCTAAAGTTGAGTCTAAAAGATTTAACTTATAGTCGTTTTCGGTAATCCCTAAACTGGGATGTACTTTGGAAATAAGAGTAGCTAGAGTAGTCTGCTTTAAGCTTTTTAGCTCTTTACGAGCTAGCCCCCATCTTGTGCCTGGATATTTTTTGCAGGCTATTGCGGCTATGAGCCCGAGAAGGAAAGTGTTGTGGGTTACTGTAAGAGTCTCTCCAGCCAGATACGTCCTGCTTGGGCTATCAACCATTATACATTTTGTTGGGACACTCTCGACTTTTTCTATTGAGATAATATACCGCCAATCCTCGTAAAGGCGGACGCTGGACATATAGGTAAAAGGCGAGGCTAATTTCTGTAGCGCAGGGACAGCATACCCAGTGTTCCCTGACTTATACTGATTGAACAAGAATTGAGTGTTTCTCACTGTTCCTCGGTGTAAATAACCAAACCTCTCCTCACTATTGAAAGTAAGCCACCTGTGCTCGTCGTCGGCAATCAGATAGCTGTCATCAGAGAACGTGAGTTTATAACATGGTCGATGGTGAATATCACTAACTAAGACGACTTTTGACGGGAGCCCGTCTTTGTCAAAAACATAGTCGCCCTCTTTGAGCTCGCCCATAGTAGTCCAACCATTGGTGGTCAGTATTTTAGTATCTAGCGCGAGCCCTTTGCCTCCACCTGCTCCGCCGCCAAAAACAAGCCCTACGACTTGCGGGTCTTCAAAAAACTGAAAGGCGAGGCTCTGCACCTCTGATATTGTCAGGTCTGATTCCATTTAGTATTTGTCTCTGTATTTCTTTTGATATTTTTGCCATCATTAGAGGCGGAACGCTCATGCCCATAACGTATTCAGGTTTCATACTACAGAAATCAAAATCTCTGGGGAACGAGCTGATTTTTATTGCTTCTTTAGTGTTGATAGTTCTCGGATAAAGCGGATGAAAGTTAGCCCCCGAAGCGGTGATTGTTCGGGCTGGTCTATCCACCCATAGTTTTCGTCTAGCGCCAAACTTGCCTACTTGGTCGCCTTGTTCTGCCGCTAACCAGTATTCTTTGTACAAATCTGTTAAGTTGCAGTCTCGATCTGAGTTGTCGCTAACTTCTGAAAAAGGGATTGGTGGCTCTTTGAATTTCAGATTCAGACTCTTGCCTAGTCTGTTTGAGATAAAGAACACTCTTTTTCTACTCTGGGGCAGTCCCATTTTTGAGCCATCTAGGATGAAGACTTGTGTTTTATAGCCGCTTTGAGCCATTCTTCTCGCGTATTCTTTGGCGTATGGTATAGAGTTAGCTCTTACCATTTCTTTAACATTCTCGGCCACAACAACTTTAGGTCTCATTTTTCTAGTTAGCTTTTCGAATTCAAAGAATAAAGTATCTAAAACTTGCTCGGATTGACCCTCGCGAAACTTCTTCTTGACTCCCCAGGCTTTAGAGACCAGCCCTGCCACACTGAACACCGAGCATGGTGGACTTCCGTCTAAGATATCCACTTCAGGCAGGTCGTCTCTTTTTAAGAGGTCTGATACGCTACATTCAAAGAACTGTTTTGGGTTATGGTTTGTCCTGTAAACTTGGGCCATTTCTTTATCAATATCATTAGCTGCAACAACTTCATAGCCCGCTAATTTGTAGCCCATCGTTGAGCCACCACCTCCGCAAAAAGTAGACATAACAGTAAGTCCGTTTTTTTCAGGATAGTCTGAAAGACCCCAGTCGTAGGTCATTCCTTTACCCGTCTGATCTCTTCGCCCTCTCCGAGCTGTTTAGACGGAACAACTTGGATTGTGAAGTCGGTCTTTGCAAAGAACCCGTCCGAGGACTCGAGGCTTACTTTGTCTCCGAACCCTGTCTTGCGCACCCAGTCAGCGGCTTTCACATCACCACTCATAGCTTTCGACATCATCACTGCTGCTATAATGTAGCCTCCAGTCTTTCTTGGGAGTTTGGCCCAGTAATCTGGCTGGTTCTTGAATATCTGGTCAATTAGCTCTTCGTCATCAAGGACTTCTCGAACGATTTTGTCGAGATGACGTGGTTTCTGTTTTTTATTGATTGAGACTACACCAGCAGCCCTTTTCTCGGCTGCTTTGGCTGCGTTCTTCCGTAGGTTCTCGCGCCGGATTCTTTTTAGTTCTTCCGGGGTACATTTTCGTTTTCTTGCCATCTATTTATATTTTATCATGTTTAGTTGTGATCTTGATGTGTTTTAATCTTTCGGTGTCTATTTCTATCAGTTTGTTGCAGAACGAGGACTTGTCTTTTGTATCGCTGGATTATCTCCTGTTTTAGATGTTTATTGTCCATTTGGGTATCTTTCCCGCCAAGCAGGCCATAGATGTTCTCCAGGTTGGCTCTGCCAGCTTCGTCAGTAACTGCTTTCATGATTTTCCGCTCATAGTTCCTATCGTCTAAGAATAGACATGAATTTGGGTCAGATTTACTCATTTTATTCTCTGGATGGCGTAAGTCCATAATCTTCGCCCCAGTATAGATTGGCTCTGGGCATTTTAGCCCCACTCTCGGCAAGATATCCTTAGCAAATTCTATATGAGGACGTTGATCCTCGCCAACGATTACCCTATCATAATCTGCTATATCCAAAGCCATCAAAACAGGATAAACATACATCAGGGCGGTTTTTTCTTTGGCTTTGTACTGTGGCATAGCATTGAGCAGATGGCTTGGTGTTACGTTTAGCAGTTTCGCGAAGAGCAGCGTATCTGTGTGTTGTGTAACTATTTGTTTCTCTAACCCAAATGCCTCAAGTGTCTCTCTCGCGTCTTCCAAGTCTTGCCAGGTAGCCTCTGGCGCGTGAAATCTAGCCAATAGAATATCTGCTCCATATTCTATCGCTGGTTTTATAACACTAGCGTAATGCCCCAAATGTAATCTGCCCGATGGGCGAAAACCCACTATAGTTCTCATTTTGTCCCCGTATAAAGAACAACGACAATTCTGTCCTGATCGTTCAAATATATTTTGTCCACGGCAGCTTCGTATACCTCTTTAGAAACAAACTTTTTCAAGTCTTCTTTGTTCTGAATATGCCAGTCAATCGCGAACATATAGCAGCGGTTGTCCCAGCGAATAATCATTGGCTCAATTACCTCACCATCGACAGGGTGAAGTATATTCTGCATATATAGCGAGACTAAGTCTCTGAACAAAACTACACCGTTAGATTTACCCTTCATCTATATTTTTCTCCAATACTTTCTTTAGGTTTTTAATCTCACTTACAAACCAGCTTAGATTCAACCGCATAACTGGTTAGCTATATAAGGTGATGATTTGCCGAGAGGCGGCAGGACTTTGAAACCTCGCGCCCGTTTATAGTCCTTACTCGTATAGTCACATCTTTCGCTGCTCGAGTTGCAATGTCAGCAGTTACTTTTCTAATTCTAGTCGCGGGTCTCGGTGAGGTTGCAACGCCAACCCGAGAATGTCGCTTTCGAGTCACTTATATAGCCAGTTGACAACACCACCACAGAGCAAAGGAATTCTCGTCTTTTGGACTTACTCCCATTCGGGAACCCAGCTTTATCCCTCAGGTCGATGTTGCCAGTTATGCGGTTGAATTGTTAATGTTCTACAGGGTACGATTTGTACCCGGTTGAGCAGTTTAACGACTTGCTCGGGTCAAGACTTTATTCAGCAGTCGGCTCGCCAAACTTCTCTATGAATAAATTGAGTGCTTCTGCTGGTGTTTTACCAAACGCCACTCGATTATCCTCTTGCACATTTGTAAAAGTACTGTCATGACAGAACCATGAATCGCCGTCTGATTCTATGATTAGGCTTGGTATTTTGGATGGTGCATATTCCTGCATCGCTATTCTCCCTTTTAGTAGTTAATATTTACCCATTTTGTTGATGTATTATAGGTCAATGGTTAATGGTGTTTACCTATTACCCTTTCTACGCCCTTTCTTTCGGCGGGCTTTAATCATCTCTCGTGTGAGTTTTTTCTTGGTGTGCGGTTTCTTATCGTCTTAGTTGGTCTTCCACAAATCTGACAACCTGGCCACATAATCTAATCTACGGACTCCAAATCTTTAATCGCTTTCTTGACATCAGCCTTGTTATATTTTTTGCCGTCAATTTCGATAACTGCCGACTGTGGATCAAAAAACTCAAAACCGTCTATCTTCAGTCGCTCGGCTGTACACCACCTATCAGCGGCTTCGTACATTCGAGAGTAGCTCAACAAATAACAACCGTCCACTGCCGCTAGGATCATTCTTTTCTCATAACCAAGCACAACAAGGTCGCCAGCGCAAAGATTATCTAGGGTTTTCTCAGTAGGCTCTAGCATTTCGTTTGTCCAACCTATGTCGTAGTGGTTTAACATATAGGCATCACCATCACCACATATACCTGTTACGGTATCGACTTCATCAACTAAGGTTGCCATAAAACTCGAAAACAAGTAATCGCCATATCAGTGGTTAATCTTGAGATCTTTACGTACTTTAACCCTATCGCCGACTTTGAATTTATTTGCTGACATTAGACTTCTCCTAATTTTTTAATCAATTTATGAACACCCCTGCCTGAGCCAAGACCTTTGCCGGTCCACCAGCCTGTGTACGGATATAGTTTTGCGATATGATTCTTTCTGTCATTTCTCTCATAGATATATATTGCTTTCTCGTTAGCATTCCAGCCTACAGCATACATAGCCCCTATGAGCAAGTCGGTTGCGTATTGTACACGACTTGGCTCAAGGGATTTTCGGCGTTCTTCACGCTCTTTTTTCATGGCGTCAAATACTGCTCTTAATTCACCCATTTCCGTCCTTTCGTTTATACCTTTATCATACTGAAGAGTTTTACAAAAGTCAATAAACTTATGGCTTTATAAGGTATCCGGAATGACTTGCAAGATCTCAGTCAGCAAAGCTCTTCTTCTATAGCTGAGTCTTCAGCCACATCGTAATCATTGACATAGTAGTCGTCAACCATAACCTGTGCGTTGTGCTTGAAGAACTCTCGCTTGTCATCATCAGACATACTGTCCCATTCATTTTCGTCTACGATCAATTCTAGGTGTCCACTACGTAGATGACCCCACACAGAATCAAGTTCTCGTGTCAATTTAACCCTTGCCATCGCAGTCTCTTTCTTTTGATTGGTTATTAAATTGTTGTATGATTGCGTGTTCGCGATTGGCAATCTGACTCTGATATTCATCTTTCAATTCCTCTTCCCTGTCTCTAATATATTCATACATATTAGCTAAATTAAAGTCTGGGAATTGCCCCATAAACTCTAAAGCATGTTCTAGAGCCTCGATTTCGGCTTTCTTGACGATTGTCATGAGCTCATCATCATATTTTCGATAGACCTTGTTGATGTCTTCGTCCTTGACAAACTCTTCAGTTATCAGTCTCAAAAAGTCATTTTGAAATCGCTCTAGGGTTTTGTGTATCTCTATATATGGGTTCATTATTCCTCCTTATTCTATAAGCTTAATCGAATTCTTTATCTCTTCCAATGTTGCCTCGACTACCACCCAGTCTTCAAATAATTCCTTTTCTGAATCGTATTCAATAGCAAAGCATGGGTCATCTTCAGAAACAACTACCCACGTGCCACCATGTCCTGAGTACGAGTGATAATATACTCCATAGATTTCGTATATCTGACGATATTCTGTGTCGAACTTCTCACCATCACTTCCCCGAAACACTCGAGGACTGTCTCCTATAAATTGTAATTTCATAAACATCTCCCATCTTTGTAATGTTTCCCACTCTTTAGATATTCTGCAATCTTACCTACGACTTCTTCCAGACTACTACCCTCAGCTCGCACGAAATCGGTGTTATCGTTATCTTCTGTATCAACCATAAGAAACCTAGCACGGTATTTAATTTTTCCATCAAGCACAACTCTGCATGAGATGGTGAGTTCGGGCGTATTATATTCTCTATCTTTAATATATTCTTCTATGCGTTCTAAGGTGTAGTTAAGGGTTTTGGCTTTTTTCTTTTCTTCATTTATAAGCCTGACCAGCCCCCCTACAAGATCGTTGACGTCAATCGACGCCTTATTATCGAGCTGATAAAACTTCCTGATTTTTTCGTTAGCCGCCATTTGTTTATAGGCGACATAGCTAAAATAGTCGTGAATAATCTTTTCTAGTTCTCTATCGGTCAATTCTTTGAACATATTATCTCCCATAATACTTCTTTCAGAGTTTTGTGCAATCCTTAATCATCACGACGTCGCCCTCTCTCTAGTGCCCCCTGCTTTTCAAACAAATCCTGGAGTTCACGGCCGCAACAGATTAGTTTGTCTAACAGAGCATCTCGATCACGAAAATCTTTTACGATCCAGTTGTCAAGAATGTCATTTAATTCTGACCTGACGGCCATCAATCGTTCCTGGCGGATTAAAGAGTCTATCAGCGCACAATACCACTCCACCCGGTCTCGGTTAATCCTAATAGATTCTGATGGTAGCGTATAATCCATGTGGTCATTTGCAGATGGGTGTGTTATTCGAGGGTCTTCATCAATGGTAACGACTTCTTTCAATAGTCTGTTCAGAATCTCTCTTATCATTGCACAATCAACCCTAGACGTATCTATATTCATATCTCAACTCCTTTCACAAAAAACAGCCACCGCGTCATTCCAGATTTATTCATTTCTCCTCCAAGAGTTCAGGATTTTCATGAACATTACCAATAACCTCAAGATTATCCATACTTGATAGGTAAGCGTAATCATCAGGAAACTTAAACACTTTAGGACCTGCGTCGTCGAGATAGTCGCACTCACTGTATGAGCTAAAATCAACAATATCACCCTCGTAAATCTCTGCGCCATTTCTGTCCCTTAGTCCTGTATACTGCTCAATTTCTAACCGCCCCTTAATCGGAATCGGCTCATTATCGCCTTCAAGTCTAGCTGATACGAGTTTATCGCCTTGCCAATGCAGCGACACGACTTTGCGCATTCTTTTTTCTAGGTTATCCCAGGCGCGGAATTTAATATCACGCATTATTTGATTCCTCCAACTTTTTAAGTTTCAAAATAGCGTTATTAATACATTCTGACTCGTATCCATACCTGTAATATTCTCGCGATGTTTTCAACGCTCGACGCAAAATCCGCAATATATCTTTTAGCTCGTAAACACATTCTGGATTTATTCCACTGAAACAA